GAATATTAAAATGATTGACACTGTTGATTGGACTATTGAAGATATAGATAGTCATTGTGAAAAATATAAACCAGATATTATTGTAATAGATCAGTTAGATAAAATAAATATTGGTGGTACATATGCTAGAACAGATGAAAAGTTAAGAGCAATTTATACAAGTGCAAGAGAGATAGCAAAGAGAAGAGAATGTGTAGTCATTGCTATATCACAAGCATCAGCAGATGCACACAATAGAGATCATATATCATTTGATATGATGGAAAATTCTAAAACAGGTAAGGCAGCTGAAGCAGATTTAATTATTGGTATTGGTAATCGAACATCTAATGATCCTACTAACAATACCAGAGTATTAAACATAAGTAAAAATAAAATAACAGGTTGGCATGGAGATCCATCTTGTATATTAGATAAATATATAAGTAGGTATACAGACTAGAAAGGAAATATGATAACAACAATAGATGTAGAAACCTCATTTCAAAAAACAGAAACAGGTGCATTTGATCCATCACCATTTAATCCTAATAATATATTAGTTAGTGTTGGAATTAATGATGAATATTATTTCACTAATCATAGCGAGAAAGTTGATGAGGGTTGCTATCATAAAATACAAAAAATACTAGATGAAACTAAAATACTTGTAGGTCATAATATTAAGTTTGATTTAAGTTGGTTGCTTGAGGCAGGATTTAAATATGATGGCAATGTATATGATACAATGATAGCAGAGTATGTTTTAAATAGAGGTATAAGAAAAAGTTTAACATTACAAATGTGTTGTCAAAGAAGAAAGCTAGGTGCTAAAGATGATGCAGTAAAAGAATATATGGACAGAGGTGTATCATTTGAAAATATTCCTGCCAATGTTGTAGAGGAATATGGTAGAATAGATGTAGCTATTACAAGAAAGTTATTTGATTCTCAAATGGCAGACTTAAGAACAGATAAAGATAAAGGTTTATTAAAAACAGTTAAAGTTATGAATGAGTTTTTAATTGTGCTTACTGATATGGAACGCAATGGTATAAATGTAAATCTTGATGATCTCAAACAAGTAGAAAAAGAATATAGAGCAGAGTTTGCATATCTAAAACAAAAGATAGATAAGATTGTATATAATAAAATGGGAGATACCAAAATTAATTTAGGTAGTCCAGAACAATTATCATGGTTAATCTATTCTAAAAAACCTAAAGATAAAAATGAGTGGGCTAAAATATTTAATACAGGTATAGATAAATTTACAAAGAAAAATAAAAAAAGACCTAAATTTTCTTTTTCACAATTTAGAAATTTAGTAGCTAATAATTCTGAGCCTATATACAAAACTATTGCTAGTCAATGTTTACATTGTAATGGTAAAGGAGTAATAAAAAAAATTAAAGTTGATGGTACACCATATAAAAAATATAGTAAGTGTTCTGATTGTGATGGTGAAGGATTTACATATTCTAATATGGCTAAACTTGCAGGGTTTAATCAAAGACCTAGAAGTGTGTATGATGTATCAGACTCTGGATTTAAAACAGATAGACTAACATTAAATAAAATTGCAGGAGAAGCTGAAGGAGAGTTTAGAGAATTTATTGATGCTATACTTCGGCACAATGCTATCTCTACATATTTAAATACTTTTGTAGAAGGATTACAAAACTTTACAAATGAAAATGGATTACTGCATCCTAAATTTATGCAAGCAGTTACAGCTACAGGTAGATTATCTAGTCGTGATCCTAACTTTCAAAATCAACCTAGAGGTGGTACATTCCCAATAAGAAAAGTTATACAATCTAGATTTGAAGGTGGTCAGATTATAGAAGTAGACTTTGCACAACTAGAATTTAGAACTGCAGTATTTCTTGCACAAGATAAACAAGGTATGGAAGATATAAAAAATAAAATAGATGTACATAGATTTACTGCTGATGTAATTGGTGTATCGAGACAAGACGCAAAGGCACATACATTTAAACCTTTGTATGGTGGTACAACAGGTACAGAAGATGAAAAAAAATATTATAAAACATTTGCAGAAAAATATAAACACATAACTAAATGGCATGATGAATTACAAACTCAAGCTATAACTTATAAAAGAATTAAACTACCTACAGGTAGAGAGTATTCATTTCCATATGCAGAGAGAATGCCTTGGGGTGGATCTAGTTATGGTACTCAAATAAAAAATTATCCTGTACAAGGTTTAGCTACTGCTGACATTGTACCTTTAGCTTGTATAAAAATATATGAGATAATGAAAAAAGAAAAGGTAAAGAGTTTACTTATTAACACAGTCCACGATTCTATTGTGGCTGATGTTTATCCTAAAGAAGAAGCTGTAATGAGTAGAATATTTAAACAGGGTACAGCATCTGTAATACCTGCATTAAAAGAGTATTATGGAATAAACTTTAATATACCCCTTGACACAGAGATTAAAATGGGGTATGATTGGTTAAATATGAAGGAGGTCAAATGACACAAACTAATCTAATACTAAAAATAATAAGGTACACTAATATTGATCCACTTATATCAATTGAATTATATATGGATAATTATAGTGAGGCTTTAGATATAGCAGACAAACTCAACGAAGTAGCTAAAGCAAAACGTGAGACAACTACATCTTACTCAGTACAAACAATTGAAATACCATCATTAGATAAAAAAGTATATGATGATGACATTCCATTTTAAGGAGGACTATGGTAGTATCAATACTAGATAAAGAAATAGATGATTGGGGTAGTGATGAGCAAGAAGAAGCTTATGACATGCTCCAATTATTAAAGCAAGAGTTTGAAGGAGAGCCTTCTAAACTTTATATAAATGAAGACGAAGAACTACAAAGTTATCTTATGTGGTTTGCTCGTATGGAAGGATTGCCATATGAGATTACTGAAGGAGAAACTAAGATATGTTAGAAATTATACTTGGATGTGTTATTGTATATGTTTTAATAGGATTTTTTCTTAATGAAATATTTTAAAATAATACTTGACAAATTAGTAAAAATGTGGTATAAGCAAATTAACAATTGAGGAGGCTATTATGGATAATAATATAGCAAATATAAAAGAGATGTCTGATGAGCAGATTATGGAAGCCATTGGACAAGATGATGGATCAAGTAAAGGAGTAAATATTCCTAGACTTGGCATTAATAGATCACCAGAAGACGATGATGGTAATCAATTACCTGTTGGTAATTTATTTACATTTGATTCTAGTGTAGGTCAAAATGTATATGGTAAGCCCGTAACATTTAGACCATTTATAAGTGCAATGCAATATATGCATTATGATCCAGATAAATCTGAATATGTAAACAGATCTATTATTTTCAAAAATTGGAAAGAAGAGGCTGTAGATATACTTGGAGGTACAAAGTGTGGTAAAGTTCCTTTTAAAGAGAGGGATTCTTTAACACCAGAACAACTGGCAGAACAAAGAACAATAAGATGTTACAGATTATTGTATGGTTTGTTATCATTTGAAGGTATAAAAGCAAATGGAGAAAAGCATACTGTTTCTAATTTACCTACTTTATGGAGAGTTACAGGTACAGCATTTGCTCCAGTTGGATCTGCATTAGATCAAATAAATAAACGTAAAAAACTAATGTTTACTACAACATTATCAGTAGATACAAAAAGACAGAAAAAAGGTGGTAATGTTTATTACACACCAGAGATTGCTGTTAATGCTGATGCTGGTTTAGAAATGTCTAAAGAAGATATGGAAACACTTGGAGTTTTTCAAGAAGTTATTACTAAAGAAAATACAGAAGTTGTAGATCTTTATAAAGCTGCAAAGAAAAATAACTATGACCAATCTGATAAAGATATGAAAAAAGTTGTAGATCAAGTTGAAGATCCTGTAGATGTATTGGCATCATAATGAACGATATACTTCTAAAAGTTCAAACATATCTTGATAAAGTAAATAAAGAATCTATTGAAATATCAGATAAATTAGTAGAAGAGTTTGGTGAGGCATGTAAAAATGCCTTACGCAAACAATTTTCAGAACAAAGACGAGAAGGATTTAAACCTAGAATGTCAAGTATAGGCAGACCATTATGCCAATTACAAATGGAAGCAAAAAATGTAAAGGGTGAAGGTCAACCATATAATATAAAAATGAGAAATACTTTTGGTGATCTTGTTGAAGCATTAGCTATATTTGTAATGAAATCAGCAGGAGTAAAAGTAGAAGATGAGCAAAAAAAAGTTAAACACAAGTTTAGTAAATCAGAAATTGAAGGAAGGCTTGATGTTAAAATTGATAAAAAAGTGTGGGATATTAAAAGTGCATCGCCATATTCATTTGATAAAAAGTTTGGAGAGGCAGGTGGATTTGAAGAGATTGCAAAAGACGATACATTCGGATATATTCCTCAAGGATACCTTTATGGTGAAAGTGAAAAAACACCATTTGGTGGGTGGATTGTAATTAATAAATCTACAGGAGAATGGTTAGTATGCGAAACTCCTATGAATGATGATGAGTACAGAGTTAAAGCATTAACAACTGCAGAAAAAAATATAGAAGCTATTGAAAATAACGTACCATTTAAAAGATGTTTTAATGAAATAGAAGAAACATTTAGAACTAAAAAAACAGGTAATAAAATTTTGGGCATGGCTTGTTCATTTTGCCCATACAAACTTCCTTGTTGGGGAAGTAAATTGCAATTGTTACCACAACAACAATCGCAAGGTAAAAATCCTAAATGGGTTTGGTACACTGAAGTAAATAATCCTAAGAAAGAGGAAACTTTTGCTTAAAGATTATAACTTTAAATGGGTGGGGAGTAGTTTTGAGGGGTCTATTTTCCACCCTTGTGCTAATGATGTTATATTTTATATTATATAAAAATAAAAAAGATAAAAAATTTAAAATGTTTACTAATGTTTTATTTAATGAGGAAAAAGAGGCAGATGAATTTGGTAAAAAAAGTATGAAAAGAGGATTTGAATATAAAGTGGTAGAATATAATAAAGAAAATTATAAAATATATTGGTATAAATAATGGCAAGAAAAAAAAAGTTTGATGTAACAAATTCAATAAAAGTTTTAGTCACACCTTGGGATAAAGGTTTTACTTGTGGTATAGTAATGGATAGTAAAGCAGCAATGACTACAGAGCAATATGAATTATGCTCTACTATTGCAAGAGGTATGATTAAAATGGCAACTTCAGACCCTCAAACAACATTTATGTATGGGCTTCGTGGTTTTGCTGATGATAAAAAAAGTAACAAACAAGATCTAGCAATTAATTCTGTAGCAGAATTTGATAGTGAAGATAATGTTATTGATTTTATTGAATACTTAAAAAATAAACGTGATAAGGAGTTAAACTAATGGCAACACATTTAGTAATAGGAGACCCTCATTGTACTCCAAAGGCAAACAATGACAGATTTTTATGGGCAGGTAAATTTGCACATGATCTGAAACCAAATACCATAATATGCATGGGTGATTTTGCAAGTATGGATTCTCTATCTAGCTATGACAAGGGTAAGAAACAGTTTGAAGGTAGAAGATATAAGAAAGATATAGAACATGCCCATGATGCATTAAAAAAATTTAACAAAGGTCTTAAAGGAAGACGACCAAGAAAAATCATGCTACTTGGTAATCATGAAGATAGGATAGATAGAACAGTAGATGAAATACCAGAACTTGAAGGAACAATTAGTACAGACGATTTTAAATTTGAAAGTTTTGGTTGGGAAGTTTATCCATATCAAGAACCTGTGGTGGTTGATGGTGTGTACTATTGCCACAACTATCCTACTGGTGTCATGGGGAAGCCTATTAGTGGTGACAATGTTGCTCGTTCTCTCTTATTAAAAAACAAAGTATCTTCTACAGTAGGTCATATACACACATTTGATTATGCTATGTGTGCTTTACCATCTGGTAGAAAACTTATGGGGCTATCTGTAGGATGTTACTTGCATCATAAAGAAAATTATGCTAAGGCTACACAACAAATGTGGTGGACAGGACTTGTAGTTAAACGTAATGTAGATAAAGGTGAGTATGATCTTGAAATGCTAGAGTATAATACTATAAGGAGAAAATATGGTAAAAAATAAAAGACAATATGTATCTTTTAAAGATCATGGTCATGATATATCTTATGAAAATGAAAGAAAACATGACAATGTACATTCACCATCACATTATATGCATGGTAAAAAAGAAACTATAGATGTTATTCGTGATTGTATGGAAAATGATGAGTACCATGGATACTTAAAAGGTAATGTTTTAAAGTATGTTTCGAGGTATAAATTTAAAGGAGAGCCATTAGAAGATTTAGAAAAAGCACAATGGTATTTAAACAGACTAATAAAGGAGGTCAAACATGGGGCAAGTTAAACAAGCAATAATAGAAGTAGAAGATTTTGTAGCAGGTTGTTTGCAGCAAGGTAGAACTTTAAATCAAACTATCAGAGATGCTAGAGAATCTAAAGCTGCTAAATTTAATCCTTATTTAGATGATGCAGATCTTATTGAAGATAAGTATTATCAATTTAGGGGGCAAGAATGAGACAGATATTTATTAATGCATTAATAGATAAGTATACTGCAGAAATATCTGATGCTAAAGCAAAAGTAATTGTTTATTTAGATCATCCTGTAGCTATAGGTGAGCATCCTCAATTTACAGACGAAATAGATAAATTATTAGATATAATATCTACTGCAGAAGAAAATATAAAAACAATAAATAAATACTTTGGAGAAAAAACTGATGACTAAAGAGAAAGAAAAAGAACAAATTGGATCAAGAACATATTTAATTGATTCAATGCAATTACAAGACTTAATGAAATATCTTATGACTAGACCATATGCAGAAGTTGTAAAACTTATGAGTATGTTAGCTAGATTAAATCAACTAGATCCTAAAATTGGTGCAGACTTTGTAAAAAAACAATCAGAGGGATCTAATGGAAAAAAATAATTTAAATAAACACACAGGTTTATTGTTTGAATTAAAGATTGGATTAAATAAAGACAATGCTATTGTAATTGACTATGGTGGAAAACCTGTTGGTAAAATAAGAGAGGCTTTAAAAGAATACAAGTATCAAGCTAATCTATGTGCAGCTATTATAAATCATGCAAACTCTACTGGTAAAAAATTAGAAGAGGATATAAAACAATTAATACAAAAGGTATAAATGAAAAAAGACGTTAAGGATATTATACAAAAAGAAGAAATACATTTAAATAATTTGTTAGAACAAGAAGATCTGTCTTCATTTAAAGGTATGGTAGATGAATTAAGAGATACATGGACCAAGAAACAAATGTTTCGAACAGAAACAGAGGCAAGGTTTTCTGTATTACAAGACAATAGATATCCAACTAAAGCATCAAAATACTGGCAGTGTGTTAGAGAACAATCATCATATCTAGATAATTTAATGGCTTTATCATTTGACTATAGAAGAAATGAAGCAAAAATTAAATGGTTAGAAGATAAAGTAGATAAAGAACAAGATGAATATAAACAAACAAAATATAAAATAGATTTAGACGAGGCTAGATTTGGTAAAGCATCTATGGAAAAAGTTGCAAAACATAGAATGAGAGAAATTAAAATGTGGTCTAAATTAAAAAAAGAATTTAACGATGGATCATTTAATGATAAAGATGTTAATCAACACCAGTTAGAATCGTATGGATTACAGTATCATGAGAAAGCAAAAACATTAAATACAAACTCTAGTGAAGCAGAAATATTTAATGTAATGGGTCAGCTACAATCACTACAAAGAATTAAAAAATCTGGTGAATTAGAAAGTAGTTATAAAGAACAAGAAAAAATTACCCAACATGAAAAACCTAAAGTTTGATTTTATATTTCTAGGTCAGTCTGTTTTAAAGTATCAAGTTCCTCTTGATATATTTAATACAATCAATCAAATATATGAACT